GTCTGTGCGGCCAGCCATCCCTCGGCGTACTCGCGCAGGGTCGCCTTGCCGGCTTTCGGGTCCGTCCAGGCCCCATGACGCTTGGCGTGCTCGTTGTCGGTCAGCCAGCCTTCGGCATCCGCCTTGCGGGCGAACACCTTGCCGCGCATCTGCCCGGCCGGGTCCCGGTACTGGACGCGATAGGTGATCTTGCCGTTGCGGATGCGCTTCTGGATTGAGGCCATCGTTCATGCCTTCCGCTTGCCGGGGGTGGTCGCCGGCAGCAGGCCAGCCTTGCGCGCCTGCTGGACGCGGCGCGCTGCGGTGCGCTCGCTGTAGCCGAACACCAGGCTGACGGCGCGGGTCGGCGAGGAGTCCAGGTGCTCGCGGTAGACCTGGGCGACATCCTCCAGCGTCGCCTTGGTCACGGTCCCGCGCCGCGCCTTCCGTGCCTCGTACACCGCCCGTTGTGCCCGCGCGGCGGTCTGCTCATCGCGCCGCCACATCCAGTTGAGCGCGCTGCCACCGGGCGCAGGCGCGACGGCCGCGTAGAGGTTGGCCGCCAACACGTCGAGGTACACCGCTTGGAGGTCGACGGTGCGGATACCGCGCCCATCGGGCTTGGCGCGGATATGGAAGTCGACGCATTCGGGCCGGCCGTCGCGCACCTCGAAGGTCACTTCGAGGTCCGGCTCTCCGGCGTCGCCGTCATAGGCGTAGACGGCCACGCGCGGGACGACCACGTCGCCGACCTTGGCGAGCCCGCCATGCTTGCCGCCGAACTTGGCGCCGACGCGTTGCTTGCCCCTCCACCCCACTGCGTCACCTCGCCACTAATTGGGTGCTTCTGGCAGGGACAAGACGACCACGACCATGCCATCCTCGTCAAGCAGTAACAGGACCGACTAGGAGGCATCCGGTGGTCTACCTCACGCCTGACCAAGTCGCGGAGCGCTACCAGGTGTCCGAGGCCACGCTGAAGGAATGGCGCTACAAGGGCGTCGGGCCGCGATACATGCGGCTGGGCCGGCACGTGCGCTACCCCGCCACCAGCCTGGAGGAATGGGAGCGCCAGCGCGAGCAGGAGGCCGGCGCCCGTGCCCGGTGACGGCAGAGGCCGGGGCGAGCCCGGCCTCTCACCTTCGACCACCGCGACCAACGGCCCCATGAGTCTACCCGACCGTGGCGACCCTCAGGCCATCGGCGAGTTGCTCGCCTGCTGGATCGGCTGCAAGGTCGAAGAGGTCGACAGCCTGGTCGAGCAGGCCCGCAGCCGGCTTGAGGCGATCCCCAATATCAGAACCCTCTGGCTGATCCACGGCGAGGTTCTCGTCCGGCTGGCCGCGGTCGAGCACGAGTTGGCCGAGCTGCGGAAGGTGGCCAGGCGATGAGCGGCTGGCCGTTCACCGACTCACTCGACTACGGGGACACCAGGGACACCCCTGTCCCCGAGCTGTCCCCGCTCGGGCAGGACCCTGACCAGCACCAATGGGCCGACAGGGACAGGCAGGGACAGCAGGGACACCCACAGGCTACCCGGCCGCGTACCTCCTGGACGGCCGCCGAGCTGCTGGCCGAGGAGTTCCCCGAGCCGCGCTGGGCCGTCCCCGGCATCGTCCCCGAGGGCTGCATCCTGCTCGCCGGCCCGCCGAAGGTCGGCAAGTCGTGGCTGACGCTCGGGCTGGGGCTGTCGGTCGCCAGCGGCGGCAAGGCGCTCGGCCGCCTGGACGTGCCCGCCGGCCCCGTCCTGTACTTGGCGTTGGAGGACACCCCGCGGCGGCTGCAGGCGCGGCTGCTCAAGATGCTCGCCGGCGCCTCGGCCCCAGCGACGATGACGCTGGTGACCACCTGCCCGCCGCTGTCTGAGGACGGCGACAAGCGGATCGCGCTCTGGCTCGACCAGCACCGCGACACACGCTTGGTCGTGGTCGATGTGTTCACCAGGATGCGCGGCCCGAGGCCGCCCGGGGTCAGCGCGTACGAGGCCGACTACGCCGCGGTGGCGCAGATGAAGGCCGTCGCCGACACCTACCGGACCGCCCTGATCCTGGTGGTCCATGTCCGCAAGGCCGAGGCCGACGACTTCCTGGAGACCATCAGCGGCACCAACGGGCTGGCCGGCGCCGCCGATGCCGTGGCGGTCCTGCGCCGCCCGCGCGGCAAGGCCGACGGCGTGCTCCACGTCACCGGCCGGGACGTGGACGAGGCGACCTACGCGCTGAAGTTCGGCGCCGACCTGGGCGCCTGGCAGCTCCTCGACGGGCCGGCCACCCACCACCTCGTCGGCGACACCCGCGCCGCCATCCTGGCCGCCGTCGGGCGCCTGCCCGGGGCTGGGCCCCGCCAGCTCGCCGACGATTCCGGCCTCGACTACGAGGTGGTGAAGAAGACCGTGCAGCGGATGGTCGACGCCGGCCAGCTCGATACCGACGGCAACGGCCACTACTTCCTGCCAGTCCCCACGCTCCCCGGTGTCCCTGCTGTCCCCGGTGTCCCTGCTGTCCCCGACGAGGACTGAGCAGATTAGTGAGGGAGGCATGCTAGATTCCCTCAATCCTGTTGAGCGGGTCGGAGGGCGCGATGAACGTCTACCGCAAGCTGGTCTCTGATCTCCTTGTTGGCGACTACCTCCGAGTGGTGACGCACGTGCCGAACGAGGACCAGCGCCCCGAGTGCTTCCGGCGGGTCGAGAAGATCGAATACATCGAGGCCGCTCCCGACGAGTTCTTCGCCAACCGCCAATTCCAGTTCAGCCGCAAGCTGTCGGGTCGGGCAGGCCCGGTCATCGTCTGGTGCCATGGGGTCAGCGCGCCGCTCATCTACCCGCCCGGCGATGTAACGGTGTGGGCGGACGTGCCCGATGAGCGGCTGGAGTGGGATGGGGAACGTGGCTGGTGGGGAACGATACTGGACGACAACCCGCTGTTCCCCGTCTCCCGAGTGCCCCGTCCGGAGGAGGTCAAGGCGGCCGAGCTCGAAGACATCGAAGACCGTGTGGTAGCAGAAGGCATGTGGGAGGAATAGCTCGGCTCACGCCTCAACCTTCGCCTCCGCCAGTCAAGCCATCCCTGCCGCGGTACACTCCCGCTGAACGCCCGAGTCCGTGGGAAGTGAGGTACCGCCGCCGTGGCCCTACTCGACGACCTGCGCGCCAAGCGCACCGCGGCCCGCGAGGCCGCCGATGCCATCCTGACCCGGGCCGCCGACGAGCAGCGCGACCTGTCCCCCGAGGAGCTGCGCGACTACCAGGCGCGCGTGGTCGAGCAGCGCGACGCCGACGACGCCATCGAGGCCGAGCGCGACCGCGAGGTCGCCGAGCTGCGCGCCGCGGCGACCGCCGGTCGGGCCCGGCCACCCCGCGCGAGCCGGTGCTGACCCGCGAGCAGTCGGTCTACGACTGGATGGCGGCCCGGGGCGCGTTCGACCCGGCGGAGGTGCCGCTGTCGTTCGACCGCTTCCTGCGCGGCATGGCGACGGGTCGCTGGGAGGGTGCCGAGCATGAGCGGGCGCTGGCGGAGGGCACCATCGGTGCCGGTGGCGCGCTGGTCCCCTCGCCGCTGTCGGCCCGGGTGATCGACCTGGCCCGCAACGCCACCCGCGTGTTCCAGGCCGGTGCCGTCACCGTCCCCATGACGGCGCAGACGCTCGCGCTGGCCCGGCTCACCTCCGAAGGCACCCCGGCGTGGAAGAGCGAGAACGCCGCCATCACCGCCGCCGACATGGTGTTCGACCGGGTCACGTTCACCGCCCGCACGCTGGTGCGGCTGATCACCCTGTCGGTAGAGCTGTTCGAGGACGCCGACCCCTCCAGCGAGGACGTCATCGCCCGCGCGTTCGCCGGCCAGATGGCCGTGGAGCTCGACCGCGTGGCGCTGCTGGGGTCCGGCACCGCCCCGGAGCCGCGGGGCGTGCTGAACCAGTCGGGCGTGACCCTGAGCGCCCACGGCGCCAACGGGACGGCGATCAGCAACTATGACTGGTGGCTGGACGCCAAGGGCACGGTGTTGGCCGGCAACTTCGAGCCCAACGCCCACATCCAGGCGCCCAGGTCGAGCACGTCGCTGGCGAAGCTTAAGGAGGCGACCACCAACGCCTACCTGGCGCCGCCGGCCGGCATGCTGCCGATGCTGACCACCAAGACCATCCCCATCAACGTGACCGTGGGCACCTCCACCGACACGAGCTACATCATCACCGCGGACTGGTCGAACCTGCTGGTTGGCATCCGTACCGACTTCACCCTGCGGTTCCTCGGCGAGCGCTACCTGGCCGACAACCTCCAGTACGCGTTCCTGGCCTACCTGCGCGCCGACGTGCAGCTCGCGCAGCCGGCCGCGTTCGTCGTCGACACGGGAGTGAGGGCGTGATGGCAACCGATCGCACCGTCGACCAGGATGTCGCCGAGGGCGTCGAGCTGGCCGAGAAGGGCCCGGGGTTCGAGCGCAAGGTCGGCGAGCCGGTGGCGCCGCGGCGGGCGGCTGCGCCCGAGGTCGCCGACGAGGACCTGCACATCGTCCGCGAGGACCTCGGCGAAGGGTCGGTCACGTTCGTTGCCAAGGGCGAACCGATCCCCGCCGACTTGGCCGCGCTTCCCCGCCGGCCGGCTCGCGGCGGGCAGCGTAAGCGGTAGCCGTGTCGTGGTGGGACCGCTGGGTCTGGAGCCGCATCCAGAACCGCCAAGCGCTCACCCTTGAGCAACTGCTGGCCGAGGAGGGCCGGCCGACCGCCGCCGGCGAGGCGGTCACCACCGACGCGGCGTTGCGGCTGTCGACCGTGTGGGGCTGCATCCGCCTGCTCGCCGACAGCGTGAGCACCCTCCCCTTGCACGTATACCGCGGCGAGGACCGCGACCCGATCCCCACACCGCCGCTGCTCCAGCGGCCCAGCGCCGACTTCCCTGAGCTGGCCGACTGGCTGTGGGCCGTGATGGCGTCACTGCTGGCCCGCGGCAACGCCTGGGGCGTGGTCACCGCCCGAGCCGGGGCCGGCATGCTGCCGGCGCAGGTCGACCTGGTGGACCCCGGCAAGGTCGCGGTCACCACCGACCGGGACGGCCGCCGCGTCATCCGCGTGGGCGGCGTCGAGCAGGACCCCGCCGACCTGTTCCACGTCAAGGCGTTCCCCTGGCCCGGCCAGCTCGAAGGGCTGTCGCCGGTCGCCTACTTCCGCGAGGCGATCGGGCTGGGGCTGGCCGCCGAGCGCTACGGCGCCCGGTTCTTCGGCGACGGCGCCACCCCGCAGGGCGTGCTGACCAGCGACCACCGCATCGGCCCGGACACCGCCGAGGCCCTACAGGCCCGCTGGGAGGCCCGCCACAAGGGCAAGCGCCGCATCGCGGTACTCGGCGACGGCGCCAAGTTCCAGGCCATTACCATCGCGCCCGACGAGGCGCAGTTCATCGAGACCCAGCGGTTCAACGTGTCGACCATCTGCCGCATCTACGGCATCGCGCCCGAGATGATGGGCGGCGAGACCGCCGGCCACGAGGCGTACACCTCGCCGGAGATGCGCGGGACCGACTTCCTCACCTTCACCCTTCGGCCGTGGCTACTGCGGGTCGAGCGCGCCGTCTCCGGGCTGCTACCACGTACCCAAGCCGCGAAGTTCAACGCTGGCGGGTTCGTCCGCGCCACCCTGCTGGACCGCTACCAGGCCCACAAGCTCGGCATTGAGGCCGGGTTCCTGACCGTCAACGAGGCGCGGGCGCTGGAGGACCGGCCGCCGCTGCCGGAAGGTGGTGCTGCATGAAGCTAGAGACCCGAGCGTTCGCCGCCGAGGTCGAGCTACGCGGCCACGACCAGCGCACGCTGGTCGGCGTGGCCGTGCCCTACGGCGTCGAGGCCCGCATCGGCCCGCGGCTGGTCGAGACGTTCACCCGCGGCGCGTTCGCCACCACCGACCCGGCCGAGGTCGTGCTCACCGTGCCGCACCCGGCCGACGCCGCCCAGCTCCCCATCGGCCGCACCGTCGCGTTGCGCGACGAGCCCGACGGGCTGCACGGCGAATGGTTCGTGCCCGACACCCGCGACGGCAACGAAGTGCTCGCGCTGGCCGCCGCCGGCGTGCCGTTGGGACTGTCCATCGGGTTCGTGCCGCTGCCCGGCGGCTCGCGCTACAGCGACGGCGGCCGGCGGGTCGAGCGCCGCGCCGCCCTGCTCGACCACGTGGCCGTCGTCCGGCGGCCCGCCTACGCGGGCGCCCGCGTCGCCGCCCTGCGCGACGCCGACGAGACGCGCGGGCTGCCGCTGCTCACCCGCATCGCCATCATGCGGGCCCGTGGGTAGGCTGCGCCGCCCGTGCCTGGACTGCGGCAAGCTCGGCCGCTGGCGCACCCGCTGCCCACGGTGCGAGGCCCTACGCGAGCGCGCCAAGGTTGCGGCCCGCCCTGAGCGCAAGACGGCCGCCGAGACCCGGCGGCGGCGTGAGGCCGTGGCCGCCCACCGCGCCGCCGTGGGCGACTGGTGCCCCGGCGTGCCCGAGCTGGGCCGCCCCGCCCACCCTGCCGCCAACCGGAG